GGCTTCTTCGCGGGCCTGAAGAAGCGCCAGGGGATCGAGGTGCAGGTGCTGGAGCGGGTCCGCCAGGTCGGCCCGAACAAGGAGGGCGCCCGCGGCTCCTACACGGTCTACCACCTGCCGGCCTGAGCCCGCCGAAACTCCGCGAAGGGGCCCGCCGCCGAGGGGTAGCGGGCTCTCCTTCGTCATGACCATCGTGAGCGGCGGGAGGTCGCCGCCATGCCGGAGCTGACCCCGTCCACCCGTGAGGCCGCCCGCCGCATTGGCATCACCGAGACCGCACTGCGCAAGGCCGAGCAGACCAACCGGATCGCCCGCGAGCCGGACGGACGGTGGGACATCGACAAGACCCGCCGGCGCCTGGTGGAGACTGCCGACCCGGCCCGGTCGCCGCTGGCCAATGGGGGCGGTGGCGGTGGGGCGGAGGGCACGCCCTACGCCCGGCTGAAGGTCGCGCAGCTGGCCCTGAAGGTCGAAGCGCAGCGCCTCGCGCTCGACGAGAACAAGCGCCGATTGCTGGATGTCGGCGAAGCCAACGCCACGATCGACGAAATTGCCGGCACGATGCGCGACGCGCTGCTGAACTGGCCCGCCCGCGTCTCCGGGCTGATCGCCGCCGAGATCAGCGTCGACCCGCACCTCCTGCAGACCATCCTGCAGCAGCACATCACCGACCTGCTTTCGGAGGCGGCCGATCGCTTCGATCCCCCAGGCATCGGCGGAGATCGGCCCGCGGACGCGTAACCATGTGCGCCGGCGAGCGGGGAGCATGCTCCGCCCGCCGCCGCAGCTCCGGGTCTCGGAATGGGCGGAGCGGCACCGGATCCTTGGCAGCCGCGCATCCTCCGAGCCGGGGCCGTGGCGGACCAGCCGGACGCCATACCTGCGCGACGTGATGGACGCGCTGTCGGCGGTGCATCCCGCCAGGCGCGTCGTCTTCATGAAGGGCGCGCAGGTCGGCGCCACCGAGGCCGGGAACAACTGGCTCGGCTACATCCTGCACCACGTGCCTGCGCCGGTGCTCGCGGTGCAGCCGACCGTCGAGCTGGTGAAGCGCTTCTCGCGCCAGCGCATCGACCCCTTGCTGGAGGAGACGCCGGCGCTGCGGGAGCGGGTCGCACCCGCGCGTGCCAGGGACAGCGGCAACACGCTGCTATCGAAGGAATTCCCGGGCGGCATCCTGGTACTCACCGGCGCCAACAGCGCGGTTGGGCTGCGTTCGATGACGGCGCGGTTCCTGTTCCTCGACGAGATCGACGCCTATCCGGGCGACGTCGAGGGCGAAGGCGACCCGATCGCGCTGGCCGAGGCGCGGGCGCGGACCTTCGGCTGGCGGCGCAAGGCCTTCCTGGTCTCGACGCCGACCATCGCTGGGCGCAGTCGGATCGAGCGCGAGTACGCAGCCTCCGACCAGCGGCGCTACTTAGTGCCGTGCCCGCACTGCGGCGAGATGCAGTGGCTGAAGTTTGAGCGGCTGCGCTGGGAGAAGGGCGACCCGCGCTCGGCGCGCTATCACTGCGAGACCTGCGACGAAGGCATCGAGGAGCACCTCAAGACGGCCATGCTGGCCGGCGGACAATGGCGGGCGACCGCCACCGCCGAGGACCCGCACACGATCGGCTTCCACATCTCCTCTCTCTACGCCCCGGTCGGCTGGTACTCTTGGGAGCAGATCGCACGGGATTGGGACGCGGCGCAGGGCAAGCCCGAGGACCTCAAGACCTTCAAGAACACGGTGCTGGGCGAGACCTGGCAGGAGCGGGGCGAGGCGCCGGATTGGGAGCGCCTGGTCGAGCGGCGCGAGGACTTCCGGATGGGCGTCGTGCCCGCCGGGGCCCTCTGCCTCACCGCCGGTGTCGACGTGCAGGACGATCGCCTTGAGTGCGATGTCTGGGGCTGGGCGGAGGGCTTCTCGTCCTGGCTCGTGGATCACGTGGTGATCCCCGGCAGTCCGCGAGAGCGGGAGCCGTGGGACGCGCTCGCGGGGACCCTGGCACGCGACTGGCCCTGCCAGGGTGGCGGCAGCATTCGCATCGCCAAGGCCTGCATCGACACAGGGGGACGCGACACCGCGGCCGTCTATGGGCACCTGCGCCGGCTGCGGGATCCGCGCATCGCGCCGACCAAGGGCGTGGACGGCTGGAACCGCGCGCAGCCGGTCCAGGGCCCGACGCCGGTCGATGCGCTGGTCGATGGCCGGAAGCTCCGTCGAGGCCTGAAGCTCTGGACCGTCTCGGTCTCGACCTGGAAGGCCGATCTGTACCGCCGGCTCTGGCTCGGCCGCGGCGACGCGGAGGTGTTTCCGCCCGGCTGGGTGCACCTGCCGCAGGGCATCGAGGCGGAGTGGGTGAAGCAGCTCGTCGCCGAGCAGCTGCACACGGTGAAGGACCGCCGCGGCTTTGCGCGGCAGGAATGGGCAAAGCTCAGGGAGCGGAACGAGGCGCTGGACTGCGCGGTGCTGGCGCGCGCGGCGCTCTGGCTGCTCGGTGCTGATCGCTACGGGGAACGGTTCTGGCAGCAGCTCCAGGAGCAGGTCGCCAACAATTCGCTCCAAGCGACAGAGGTTCCTACCGGCGGGAATGTCGCTTCGTCATTGCCGTCGCCAGTCGTGACTGAAACTCACCGCCCGCGCGGTTGGCTCGCGCCGCGCAGCGGTTGGCTGCGGGGATGAAGAGAGCGTCGCGCCCTCACATGCGAAACAGCCGCTCGATGACATCGTCGACGTCCAGCTCATCGGGCTTCGCGCCGTCAGTCGCGTCAAACCAGTCGCAGATGGCGCGCTCGAGATCGGGGTGAAAGTCGCCAATGAACCACCGCGCCGGCAATTGGGGGCGCGGAACAAAGGCGCGCCGTTCGCCGTAGGCGAAGACCACGCGATCCTCATCCATTCGATAGGTCAGCAGCCTCTCCATTCGAAGCGTGTAATGGATTCGGGGGTGGGCATTGCAAGCAAAATCGTTCGATCTTGCTTTGGGTTAAGAGAAGCGATTGGCCTGCGTGGGCCCGTTCGCCGAATGCAGTTCTCAACTGCGAGGTGCTAAGCATGGACCCGACCGTCCTCGCCTGGGCGTTGGCGCAGCCCGTCGGCAGTCGCGCGGCTGCGCTCGCTGAGGCCTACACCGGGGGCACCACGCGCGTCGCCTTCGACGGCCGCACCGTGGAGTACCGCAGCCTCGACGAGCTCGGCCGCGCGCTCGCCGTGTTGCGCGGCGCGGAGACGACCGCAGCACGCCGCCCTTCCGTCACACTGGCCAGCTTCTCCCGCGAGGGAAGCAGGTGATGGGTCGGCTGCTAGACGCGTGGAACGCGCTGCGGGGCTATGCCGCGGCGCAGGACGGGCGTGCTTCCGCCTGGGCGCCGTCCGGCGGCAGCGCCACGGCTGAGGTCGGCCTGGCCGCGGCGACGGTCGCAAGGCGTGCACGCGATGCCGTGCGCAATGACCCCTATGCCAGCCGCATCGTCGATCTCTGGACCGGCAATGCGGTGGGCGCCGGCATCACCACCCGCTGGCCCGACGCGCATCACGCCGATGCCTGGCGCCGCTGGGCCGAGAGCACGGCCTGCGACGCCGAGGGCCGGCTCGACCTCTACGGCCTGCAGGCGGTGGCGATGCGGGCGGTCGTCGAGAGCGGTGAATGCTTCGTCCGCTTCCTCATGGCGCCGCCGTCGCTGACCAATCCGATCGGGCTGCGGCTGCAGGTGCTGGAGAGCGACCACCTCGACACCGCACGGAATGGCGTAGTGGAGGGTGCACCGACGGTCCAGGGCATCGCCCTCGGCGAGGCGGGCGAGCCGGTCGGCTACTGGCTGCACCGGGTGCATCCCGGCGCGGCTTGGATCCTGCCGGGCGCGACCTGGCAGAGCAGCGAGCGCATTCCGGCCGGCGACGTGCTGCACGTCTATCGCAAGCGCCGACCGGGCCAGCTGCGCGACGTCTCCTGGCTCGCCCCCGTCCTGCTGCGCCTGCGCGATCTCGGCGACTACGAGGCCGCCCTGTTGATGAAGGCCAAAATCGAGGCGTGCCTCGCCGCGGTCGTCACCGAGGAGGGCGACGAGGCACTGACCGGCGCCGCGGCCGGCCTGCTCCGCGACGCCCAGGGCCGCACCGTCGAGAGCTTCGAGCCGGGCATGATCCTCTATCGCCGCGGCATGGGATCCGTGGAAGTCGTGAACCCCTCGGGCGGCGGATCGCACGCTGCCTTCGCGCGGCGCGCCCTCGAGGCCGCTGCGGTCGGCGCCGGCCTCACCTACGACCAGGTCTCAGGTGACCTTACGCAGGCGAACTACTCATCGCTCCGCGCCGGCAAGATCGAGTTCCGCCGCCTCTGCGAGCAGGTCCAGTACGGCATGCTGATCCCGATGCTGGTTCGTCCGATCGCCGAGCGTTTCCACGCGCAAGGCGCGCTGCTCGGGCTGTGGGGCGCGGAGGTGCCGGACGGCGTCAGCCATGTCCCGCCCGCGCATGAGATGATCGACCCGCTCAAGGACACCACCGCGCTGATCGCCCAGGTGCGTGCCGGCTTTGTGCCGCAGCCCGAGGCGGCCGGCGCCTTCGGCTACGACTTCCGCGCCGCCGTGGAGATGATCCGCGAGGCCAATGCGCTGCTCGACGAGGCAGGCATCTCGCTCGACACCGACCCGCGCCGGGTTGCGAAGTCCGGCAGCGCGCAGGACGCCGCGCAGATGGCCGCGGTCGAGATCGCCGCGACCGGAGCGGCATCCCTGCCTCGGGAACAGACTGCCGGCGAGGCAGAGCCTACCTAAGCGCAGACTGCCCACAGCTCATCCCGGCTTTATCCCCAGGGATATCCACATGACAGAGATGATCGAACCGGGCGTGGCCGCCCCCGCGCCGGCGCCGGCTGCTGCGCCGACGGCGGGGGATCACCCCTTTCTCGCGCAGCGCGCCATCACCGCGCCGGCCACCGTCGATCGTGCGGCCCGCACGGTGGAGGTGATCTGGTCGACCGGTGCGCGAGCGCGGAACTTCGTCCCAGCCCTCGGTCTCATCACCGAGGAGCTGGAGATGTCGCCCAATGCGGTGCGCATGGACGCGCTGCGCTCCGGCAACGCACCTGTGCTGAACACCCATCGCAGCTTCGATGCGCGCGACGTGCTCGGCCGAGTCACCGCCGCCCGCCTCGAGCACGGTCGTGGCTATGCCACGCTGCAGTTCAGCACCGCCGCCGACGTCGAGCCCGTCTGGCAGCGCATCGCTGACGGCACGCTGCGCGCGGTCAGCGTCGGCTATCGCGTGCACCGCTACGAGCAGCGGACGGACGCCTCCAGCGGCGAGACCGTCCACCGCGCGGTGGATTGGGAGCCCTTCGAGATCTCCGTCGTGCCGATCCCGGTCGATCGCGACGCCGCTGTTCGCGCGCAGGGGGACCAGGGCGCCCCCATGCCCGCCATCGAACCTGCCCTGCCGCACGAGGACCCCATGCCCGACGCCACGCCGGACACCCCGGCCGCCACGCCCACCAGCCCGCCGGAGCCCCCGATGCCGCCCGATCCCGCGTCCACCCCGCCGGAGCCGCATCGCCCGCCGCCGGCCGACCCCGCCGCCGAGGCGGTGCGCGCTGAGCGCGGCCGCATCGCGAGCATCGACGCGGCCATCGAGGCCGCCCGCGCCCTGCTGCCCGCCGAGCGCATCGCCGCCGTCCGCGCCGACGCAGTCGAGCGCGGCTGGTCTCCCGACGACACGCGACGCGCCCTGTTCGACGCCCTCGTGCGGCACGCCCCGCGGCCCTCCGTGCCGGCCAACCCGGCAGCCCACGGGTCACCGCCGCGCGCGGAGGTGCTGGACGCCATGGCCGAGGCGATCGCCGCCCGCGCCATGCCGGGCTATCAGCCCGCGGGTAACGGCCGCCACGCCGAGTTCATGGGCTGGCGTCCCTCGGATATGGTGCGTGAGCTCCTCACCCTTGGCGGCGACACCGCCGTGCCGCGCGACCCGGTCCGCCTCGCTGAGCGCGCCTTCCACACCACCTCGGACTTCCCGGCCCTGCTCTCGGCCGCGGCCAACAAGATGCTGCTCGCCGCCTACCAGCCGGCCGCACCCAGCTACCGCCAGATCTTCCTCCGGCGCGACTTCCGCGACTTCAAGCCGCACCGGCATCTGCGTGTCGGCGACTTCCCCGTTCTTCAGCCCCTGCTGGAGAACGGCGAGATCCAGGCCGGCACCATGTCCGAGAGCCAGGAGATCGTGCTGCTGCAGACCTTCGCGCGGCGCATCCGCGTCACGCGGCAGATGCTGGTGAACGATGATCTCGGCGCCTTCACCGACTTCGCCGCCATGATCGGCCGCCGCGTCGCCGACTTCGAGAACGCCACCGCCTACGCCCTGGTGAACCTAGCCAATGGCGACGGCCCGACCCTCACCACGGGCAACGCCGCGGTCTTCGGGACGGGCGCGGCGCGCGCGAACAAGGCCGCCGCCGGTACCGCGCTCAACGAGGACAACATCGGTGCTGGCCGCACCGCCATCATGCGCCAGCGCTCGCTGGACGGCCTGCCGATCTCGCTCGGCCGCAGCATGCGGGTGCTGGTCGGCCCAGCGCTCGAACTCGCCGCGCTGCGTCTCACCAGCTCGATCACCCCGGCGACCTCCGGCAGCGTGAACCCCTATGTCGGGCTGCTGCAGCCGGTGGTCGAGCCGCTGATCCCGGCGAACCGCTGGTATCTCTTCGCGGAGCCGCCAATCACGCCGGTCTATGTCTACGGCTACCTCAACGGGGCCGAGGGGCCGCAGGTCACAACCGGCCCGGTTTCGGGCGTCGATGGCGTCGAGGTCAGCGTGATCTTCGACTTCGGCGTCGGCGCCATCGACTGGCGTGGTGCCTGGTTCAACCCGGGGACCTGATCGCCCCGTCGCTTGGCGCCATCAGATCTTGGTGGTGCCGAAGGGGTTCCGGACTGTCACGCCACGCCAGGTGAAGCCGTCCTGCATGTCCTCCGATAGAAGCATGCGGCAGCCCGCCTGCGCGGCGCCGGCCAGCATCACGGAATCCCAGAAGGCGAGGCGATGGGTGGTCACCAGCTCCATCGCCTCCAGGATCACCCCCGGTGTGGTGTCGATCAGCGGGAAGCTGTCTGACCAGCCGAGCACAGCGCTCCGCGCCTCCGCCGCCTCGCGCTTGGCCTTGCGGGTCAGCACCACGAACAACTCGCCGAGCGCCTGCGCCGGCACCATCAGCTCGTGCGCCGCGAGGTCGCGCAGGACCCGCAGCGCGGTGTCCTTGCGGTCCTGGCCGTTCACGCCCTCGGCGTAGGCGAGGACATTGGTGTCGAGCGCGACCCGCACCTCAGCGCTCGTAGAGCTCGTCGCGGGTCCAGCGCCCGACGTCCTGCGCGGGCTGGCGGGCAAGGCGTGCCAGGAGGCTCGTGCGCGCCGCCTCGCGGCCGGCCTCTGCCGAGCCGCAGGGCACCAGCTTGGCGACGGGCTTGCCGTGTGAGGTGACCACGAAAGTCCGGCCCTCCTCGCGCACCTCGCGCAGCAGGCGGGAGAAGGCGCGATTTGCCTCGGCGGCGGAGATGGCCTCGTCCATGCCGAGATAATAGTGAAATGCACTACTTGCCGCAACCGACATCTCGGGTCCGGCGCGGCACCCCCCCACCCATCACCAGCGCAGGAGTAAGCCTATGCGGAACTACATCCAGCCGGGCGACAGCCTGGCCGTCGCCGTCCCCTATGCGGGCGGCGTCCTCGCCGGCCAGGGCCTGCTCGTCGGCGCGCTGTTTGGCGTCGCCGCCGTCGATGGCGCGCAGAACGCCGTCATCGAGGCCGCCACTCAGGGCGTCTTCGACATTGCCAAAGAGCCTGCACTGGCGATCACCGCCGGGGCCCGGGTGTTCTGGGACAACGCCAACCGCCGCGTGACCACCACGGCCACGGGGAACTTCTGCATTGGCCTCGCCACCCAGGCGGCGCTCGCCGCGGATGCGACCGTCCGCGTCTGGCTGAGCCGCGTGCCGGCTTCGGGCGCGTGATGGCCGCGCTGCTGCCGCGCGACCGCGCGCGGCTCGAGGGCGTGCATCGCGACCTGGTGCGCGTCGTCGAACGGGCCCGCCAGGCGGTGCCCTTCATCGTGACCGAGGGCGTCAGGAACCGGGAAAGGCAGGCCCGTCTTGTCGCGATTGGTGCCTCGCGCACGATGAACAGCCGCCACCTCACCGGCCACGCCGTCGATCTCGCCTATTGGCTCGACGATGGCGACACCGCCGTGGAGCAGGGCGAGATCCGCTGGGACTGGCCGCTCTACGAGCAGCTTGGTGCGGCGATGAAAGCCGCAGCGAAGGACCTTGCCGTCCCGATCATCTGGGGCGGGGATTGGGCCTCCTTCCGGGACGGGCCGCACTTCGAGCTCGACCGCAGGGCCTACCCGTGACCGGCGTCGCGATCCTCGGGCTGCTGTCCCGCCATGTCGTGCCGATCACCTTGGCGGTCGGCCTCGCCCTGACCGCACTGGCCGCCTGGCAGTTCCGCACCCAGCGGGATGTCGCCCGCGCCGATGCGGCCCTGGCCAGCCGCACGGCGGAGGCGAATGCCGCCGCGCTCGCGCATGCCACCGCGGAGCATGCCCGGCACATCGCGGCCCTCACCGGCGAGGCCGAGCGGGCCCGCGCTCAGGCCACCCGCCTTGGCGCCAATCTGGAGGCTCTTCGCCGTGACCCGAGCCATGCTGCCGGCGCTGCCTCTGTGCTGCGCGATGCTGTCGAGCGCCTGCGCGCCAGCCGCGCCGCCGGAGATCCGGCTCCTGCCGCTCCGTCTCCCTGACGCGCTGCTGGTCTGTGCCGAGGCGCCCGCCCTGCCGGCGGCGGACAGGCTGACGCAGGGGCAGGTGGCGGAACTGCTGCTCGGCTACGACGCCGCTCATGCCGATTGCGCCGGGCGCCTTGCGGCGGTGCGGCGGCTGAACCGCCATCCCATCGAGGCTGATGAGCGATGAGCGCCTTCGCCGATGCGATGGCGGCGCTGGTTGCCGACCCGAACCTCGGCACGGATGCCGTCCACCGGCAGGGCGGCACCGGCGTCCCCATCGCCGTTAGGGTCCTGCGCTCCTCGCCCGACCGCGTGGCAGCTGCCTTCGGCACCGAGATCCTCTCGGCGACCGACACACTCTCCGTCGCCATTGCCGATCTGCCCGACCTCGCCCCCGGCGACAGCTTTGTCTGTGGCCCCGACCTACTCACCGTCACCCACGCCGAGCGCGATGCCACCGGCACCGCCTGGCGCGTCCTCTGTCAGCGATAGGAACCACCGCCATGTCCCAGACCGCCATCAGCCTGCTGGAGATGCTGCGCGACCTGCTGCTCGGCGCCGCGGCCGGCCTTGCCGGCGGCTTTGTGCGCTGGAACCATCCTGAGCGTCGGCGCTTTGGCTGGTGCCTCGCCTGGGAGGTGCCCTCCGCCGCCCTTGTCGGCAGCGCCGGCTACGCCCTCGGGGGCTTTCTCGAGTTCAACGAGTACGGCCGGTTCCTGTTCGCCTTCGTGTTCGGCTACCTCGGCCAGGCGGCCCTGCATGACCTCGCCGTCGCCATCATCCGGCACCGCACCGGACTGCCGCCGGGCGGCAGCGCCGGCAGCGGCACGGGCAGCAGCGGTGGGGCGTGAAGCTCACCGCCCGCATCGGCGACTTCCGCCAGGCGTTTGCCGCCGAGATCCGCGCCGGTGAGCGGGCCGGCACCCGCGCCGTGCGCGACGAGACCGAGGCGCTCAAACGCGAACTGCGCCAGCAGGTCACCGGCTCCCTCGGCGGCCGTGCCGCCGGGATCGCCAATGCCTGGCGCTCACAAATCTATCCCCGCGCGGGCGTGTCCATGCGTGCGGCCGGCCTAGTCTGGAGCAAGACGCCGCTGGTGATCGACGCCTTCGAGCGGGGGGCAATCATCCGGCCGAAGGGCGGCGGACGCTTCCTCGCGATCGCCACCGGCTTCAACGCTGCGCGCGGCTGGCGCGGACGGGGCAGCAAGGGGCTGCGCGTCACGCCGGCGCAGATGGTCGCCTCTCGGCAGGGCTTTCTGCGGCCGTTTCGGTCGGGCCGCGGCTTTGTCTGGTGCCTGCCGCTGCGCCAGGGCGAGCAGACCGGCCGGCGGCGCCGCACGCGCCTGATCGCTGGCGGCGTCGCCGAGGTGGGCACCGCCAACCGCAAAGGACGTGAAGCCTGGGCCCGCGGCCTGCTGGCGCAGGGGATGGTGCCGATGTTCCTGCTGCTACCGCAGGTCACACCGCGCAAGCGCCTCGATGTGCGCGGCGCATCCCTGCGCGCGCTGCGGCGCTTGCCTGGGCGGTTCGTCGCCGCCTGGGAGGCCGAGGCGGCGCGGGCGCGATGAGTGTGCGCGAAACAGCCCTGGCCGCCTTGGCGGCGCGCCTGGGCGAGGCCCTGGCGACACGGGAACCTGCCGCGACGGTTCTGCGCAACGAGACGGTGCCGCAGCGCCTGCCGCCCGGCGGGCTCGTGGTGGTCCGCGACGGGGAGACGGTGGAGGAGACCGCGATCTTCTCGCCGCTGGCCTGGGCGGTCGAGCATCGGGCGGAGGTCGAGGTCGTCGCGGCCACGGGCGCACTGCTCGACGCGCTGCTCGTCGACATCGCGGCGGCGATCGCCAGCGACCGCACCCTCGGTGGGGTCGTCGAGTGGGCACAGTCCGGGGCGGCGAGCTTCGAGGATGCCGAGACCGAAGGGGCCGCCGCGGCGCGGGCCGCCTCCATCCCCGTCACGCTGACCTTCACCGTCGCCAGCTCGCCGCTGGCATGACCTTCATCGCCCTGCTGATCCCGGAGATCTCCGATGCCCCGTGCCATCGGCGCGAATGCGCGCCTGCTCATGATCCCCGAGGCGACCTACGGCATCGCTCCCGCTGACGACTGGCTGCGCGTCCCGTTCCTGTCCTGCACTCTCGGCGCGGAGCAGCCGCTGCTAGATGCGGACGTCATCGGCATCGGCGGTAATCGCGATCCAGCGGCACCCTTCCTCGACACCGTCACCGTCGAGGGCGACGTCGTCGTGCCGCTAGACCTGATCAATATCGGTCACTGGCTGCGGCTGCTACTCGGTCCGCCCACCACAACTGGCTCAGCGCCGAACTTCACCCACACCTTCGGCTCTGGCGCTCTGACGCTGCCGTCGCAGGCGATTGAGATCGGCTATCCGGACGTGCCGAACTACGATCTCTGCACCGGGGTGCGGGCGGACGCGTTGGAGATCGACTTCTCGCCGACCGGACCGGCGACCGCGACGCTGAAGCTGATTGCGCAGGGCTCAGCGCGGTCGGCCTCCTCCTCCGGTGGCACACCGACCACGGCGGCCTATACGGCGTTCAACAAGGCGCAGGGGTCGATCACGC